CGCCGGGGCATCAACCAAAGAAAGGAGGTAAATCAGATGCCCCTGTCTACGCAAAACTGGAGGAGAACACCTCTAACGAGGGGGTTCCGATACACACATCGCTTCAATGATTAATATACGCAATGATTTCTATTTGTGCAACCCTTAATTACACATTATCTCGCGCTGTTGTTGCTTCGTATTCACCACGGCTCATAGGTCCATCTGTTGCGCCGAGCCAAACCCGACCACCTGTAGGAGTAAGCTGATACTTTGTAATCCGGCCAGCGTCTTGTATCTCACGAACATATTGCTCCAGTCTAGACTTGCTAACACCTTGTAATATCTCCGGTGTGTCTGAATCCTCAGAGCGTTTGTGAACGGCGTTGTTACCGCTCATATGCGTAAGAGCCTCGCCCCTATTCTCGCAGTCTATAATCCACTGGAACATGGCGTCTAGCTTCGCCTCTAGAGCGGTGCCTGTGTTCATAGCGACAATCTCTTCGCTGCGGTCAGTGAGCAACCCTGTGTTCATATCACGAATAAAATGCCGAACATTTCTTATCGCAGGGCCATTTGATTTGACGACAGCGCCGTCGTAGCAAGTGTTGCGTTGAAACGGTATGCCCAAGCGTTCACACATTTTCTTAGCGCGAGTTGCATCGACCTGCCACACGGCAAAAGCAGAACGAACACCGTCAACCAGAGCAGATGTACCCCGAATAAGATTACGAGCTTGCTCCGGTGTTTTAATCACTGCGTCCTCTTTGATCTTTGTCATGTGGTGACAGAGCAGCACTGATGCGCCAGTCTCAGTTGCGATCTTGGCTAGCAGACCCGTAAGAGCAGCACCGGCTGCCGGATCAGCGTTTACGTCAGCATGTACAAAGGATGCGAGTGGATCGAACACAATGAGCTTCAGATTCGGTATCTGTAAGATTTGTTCGTATATTTTTTCGAACTCTTCGGACGTAGAGAATTCACCGTGATTCTCTGACAATATCGGGAACACACCCCCTACATTTGGTAGTGGCACCACCTTCAGATCATATATGTAGCCATTCCTAGCTCCGAATGGATCCATGCGATCAATACGGCGGTGCATCTCAGCCTCGTCATCTTCCGCCGTGAAGATAACCACATTTCCATATTCCTTAACCAGACCCCCGAAAGCTGTGGTCATTGGCTGGCCCGATGCGATCTTCATGCCCATGTCGAGTGTCATCATGCCCTTGCCCGAATCTCCAGCAGCAGCAAATATAATTGGTACACCGAGTGGGAAAGTACCGTCGATCAGGAACTTTTGTTCGGGTGCTTCGCCTTGGAACCGAGCTACAGAAAACGTGTCATCCAGCAGGTTGATGTTCGTCTTTGTGACTTTTGCCTTGGTATTAAGAAAGCTTTCAATGTTGAAGCCTTCGGTAATAGCGTCCGATGCGTCCCACCCTTCAGGTTTACCCATAGGCGGCGTTAGCATTGTTACCGACTTTGCACCAGCGGCCAGAGCCAAGTCCTGAATGAGATCAGCCAGCTTCTTGCCAGCCGGATCATTGTCAGGCCAGAGAATGACCTCCTTGTTCTGTAAAGGAGAGAAATCAAACTGTGGTGCTGTTTTCTTCGTTAATGCCCCTGCACCCCCGATGGTACAAGTTGCTGTGTAGCCCGATGCGTTCAGAGAATCAGCGCACTTCTCGCCCTCAACCCATATGACACGTTCAGATGCCAAGACATTCGGAATGTTGTACATAGGCCGGATGTCAGGAAATTTAGAATACGGTACGCCCTCTATGAATGGCCTGAACTCTTTCTTTGGCTTGCCGTTGTTGTTAGGCAACGGGTTACCAGCAATGTCCTTGACGTTATACCGACGCACAGAAACCAGTATCTCACCGTCAGCGTTGGTGTAGATGTATTCAGCGTCATATGGTGTGTTGATGTTGTACTGGGGCTTTATTGGGTTTTCGATTGGCCCATTATCACGAACAATTTGCGGCCCAGCATTTTCCAGATAATCGGCGAACATGGCCTTAATCTCAGGCAGACGCATGTTGCGTGATTCCATAAGTATCTTAACGATACCGCCGACACCTACATTGCCGTTAAAATCTTGACCCCGCATAAAGTTAGGAGATGCTGGATCAATGTCGATCTTCATCGACTTGCCTGCATCACCAAGCAAGGAGCCTATATAAAATGTTTTTCCATGTATCCGGCCAGCAGGAAGTGCATCTTGCAGAATGCGAATTTGTTCTGTTTTTGGTACCTTCTGCGAAATCTCTTCGACCAGATCATGAGCGGACCTACTAGATGTAGTGTTGCCAAACCTCACGATACTCATTATATTGTACTCCATCAGGCATGTTGGTATGTATGTTCTCTCTTATGGGGCGGTTTATTCCGCCCCTTTTTTTTGCCAGCAAGTCTTGCGAAACTCACACCACTTGCAAATGTGAAAGTCGTCATTCTGCGCGATACGCGGAAGAATGTCATTACCCCTAGTTGCTTCTAGGATTTGTACTGCTTTGTCACTGGTCTTCTGTGCCAGTTCTGCATCGAATGGAACCAGTTCGATATATATCTCACTGGTGTTCTTATTCAGTACCGTAAATACGCACGGATTCTCCGAAAGATTCATATATGCTTGATACAGCGCCACTTGCGCTGCATAGACCGGGTTGGCATCCGCCACACCCTTACGAACAAATTCATTAAACTTTTTATCTGATGCGGACTTACACTCCCACAACATAGGGTATGAGAGGTGTAATGGACCCCCACATATTACACCGTCGATGTGACCACGAACCTCTCCCTCTGCTGTGTCGAATCCAAATTGTTCGCCGTATTTTTCTGTCCGCAGGTCGAATCCAGCGTCACGAAAGTACATAATCATCAAATCTTCGATGGTGTGGCCCAGAGCAAATGTTCGTAAAACTTTTGCCGGGAATCCTTTGTCGCTGTCTTTTGCCTGCCCCATGTATCTATATTGAAGTTTACGAGCGCATGGATCACCAAGAGAGGAAGCGCCCAGATATTTGCGTTCTGGTTGCTTTCTTTCCTTTTCTATAATAGCCCGATCTAACTCAGCTATTATGGCCGTGACTTCTTCAGAAGGGAATTTCGGCTGGCTTTTGCTTGATGGAATTTTGGCAGAGCCTGTCAAATAGCTCTGCAAGGTAAGGTTCGGTGTAGACATCTTCTAGCCCTTCTATCTTTTGCGCGATCATCACCAAACCGACGACCTCATCTTCTGTTAAATCAACAAGTCGTTTGTTCCAACCCACCAGTTCAAACAACTCAGCCACACGTCTTAATGGATTGTTTCGTTGCCCTTCGCCCATGTTATGTTTCCTTCCTCCGGCACAAACATTGCTGTGTAGTAATAATCAAGCTCTGCGATATCTACCACCGCAGTCACACACTTGAATCCTGATAACTCCTCGTCAGCAAAATCAACCAACGTTTCCAGAACAATTTCCTGAACCTCCTCCTGATCTTCAGGATCACGGAAGTTTATGAAGCATGATGTTTGCACTGCGGCACCCTCTTCTCTATGGAAAAGGAATGTTACTTCACCCCGTGTCATGCTGATTCTTCCCATTCCGAAATCACACTGTAGACAATATTGTCCACAAATTGCTTGTTCCATGTGTAGTTAAGCATACAAGCAGCGCGGTACTTCGTCCATGAGAAGTCAATTGGGCTGATGTTTACGCCCTGCCTAGACAATGCGCTGCGTTGTTTATCACTCACGGGATCATTCAGCCAACGCTTTGTTTTCTTGGCAGAGTCACCCGTTTCATGTTGACGCATATAGTCGTCTGCCGCTGCTATGGCTTGTTTCTTTGTACCGACAGATATCAAGCGAACCTTCCCATTTGTCTTTTTAACAATGGCTATGGATGTCTCTTCGACCTCTGCGATTAAAGCAAAACAATTAAAACCAGTAGCTGCGAGACACGCTTCATTCCCGAACAAATCTACCCATCTGAACGGAGATCTGGACATCAGGTCAATCTCTGTCATTTGGAAGTGTTCAAGTGGGTCTTTTTCTCCTGACCCTACTTCTTCAGATTCAAACGGCTCTCCACATACTTGGCATTCTTTAGCTGCTGTCGGGTTCCATGCGCCACAAGCAGAACATTGTTTTTCTGGCCCTTGTCCCTCTGTCTCGCCGCCATCCAGATTAGCTTTCTCGTCAATCTCGCCGTGCGTTAGCACTGACGTGCCAAAGTCCATGACGATGCAGTCAGTCTTAATGACGCCGGGAAACTCTTCTTGGTCAACCGTGCGTAGCCCACGCCCGATCATTTGCACCATAGTTGCCTTAAATGAACATGGCCGTGTCAGCACAACACAAGATACAGGAGGTGCGTCGAATCCTTCAGTCAGGACCGCAACGT